CTTTATTGTCCTATATTTAGGGCGGTTAGTGAAGCATTGCGTGATGACCTTCATGATCATATTATTTACGATAATGGCATAAGTGAGGAGGACTATGATTATAAGGTAGCTTCTCTCTATTCGCCTGACGATGCAAAAATGACGAACGATTTTAAGGAATTTGATTCCAATCAGGATGCTGCAACACAATTTTTGGAAGATTGTTTGTATTATATGTATTTGCCACCCGGTTTTATGTCTCTTTTTCGTGAAATGCGCCTTTCGATGAAGCAGAAGAGTGCTTTTGTGACATTATTACGGAAGGCGATAAAGGATTCTGGTGCACCCGACACTTTGGATTCGAATACAATACTTAATATGTTTTATATGGCATTGACCACACGTGTTGTTGATGTTAAGTTAGAGACATACAAGGGTGATGATTCTATGATCAACGCTCGTGAAATACATCTCGTTAATAATTTGGTTCGAATGGATCCGACTGTACATTTGCCATTGAAAAGTGATATAGATTTTCCGCTTCACGCGGATATGGGAGGTTGGTTCTATTCACCTTTTGGTATAATTCCGGATATTTTCAAAATATGCGCTAAATTTGTTTGCAAAAATTTTTCGGATCATAAACAGTCTCTTGAGGGCTGGGAGATGGACCGATTGGGTGTACGTGGATTACCATATGTCGATCAGGTACGTGCTGCTTTACGTGACCGTAGAAAGTTTTTGAATGAAAAGAAAGTCATTTATTTAGCGAAAATCATGCATGATATTTATGGTTTTGAAGCGATGCACTTCAATATTGTTATGGAAACATTTTTCCATTTGATGTCAGATGATTTCAAATATGATGAATTACAAATATTTTCTGCAGTATATTATGCAGAAAATGGCTATGGTCGTGATGATTTGACCGAGGCCGATAAAAATTTAAAGAGAATTCGACAGACTCATAAAAATGTCGAAAATAAACAGATATGATTGTTTTATTGTTTGGTTGATAGAGTGTATATAATAACACGTTAAATAAAAAAAAAAAAAA